GCATTGCGCGCCTAGTGCGGCATGTCAATACCTCATGCGGGCCCGTCGAGGCGGCCTCGAGCATCCTCAACCGCGCTCCGCAGGATGGGCACAGGGATGGGTAGCGCTGCAGCCAGCGCCACACAATCGTTCTATATCAACAACATACAGCGGCGCTTGGCGGATGCATCATCCGCCGTACTGGCCCAGCCGGCGTTCGGGGAAAATCTGGGACGCGGCGCCGCGGCGGGTGAATTTGCATTCCCCCTCGAAAACTGCGGCAGGTTTTTCGGAATTGGAGTGTTGCGTCCTGAAAGTGGTCCGGCGGGCTTAGCAGTCCCGTGCCGGTGCACGCCCCTAAGAAGGAGATACAGACTATAGCATTAGGGTTTCTGCGGCTCTCCGGGGCTGTTTCGATGGTGGACGCCTAGCTTTTCTAGGTGTAGACCTAGGTGTTTCTAGGTGGACATAGCCATTTGGAGGGGTTAGATGGCGGAGGAACGGGTAGAGGTCCGGCAGTTTTTCGAGGGGCGCCGGCGAGAGAGAAGCCCTTACGGGGTGCATTTTATGATGATGTCGCAGCGAGGTTTGTCGGAGCTTGGGGAGCGTCTGGCGGACCATACGATTACGATGGTCTCGCTTCGGACGCTGGTAGCGATGCTGCGTCACATGGACTTCGAGAACCGAGTTGACATCAGCCAGAAGGATTTGGCCGCGGAGGTCGGCACCTCGTCGGGGGAGTTGTCGAAGGCGTGCCGGGCGCTGATGGAGAGCGGGTTTATAGAGCGGTGGGCAAATCGGCGAGGCTGGTATCGGGTAAGCCCGCGACTATGCTGGAAGGGTAGCGTTAAGACCTTGAAGGCGGAGTTGGACCGCCCGGCCGCTTGAATACGACGGGCGGTTGATTTCGCCCCTTTGGTAGAGTATTTGACACTGCAAGGCCTCCCTCGGCCGGTTGCTTCGCGGGCCTCGACCCCCCGCGGCGCACACGCTAGGCGATGCTTCGCGGTGTCGTCAAGGGGCGGCCCCGCTTCCATCCCCGGCGGGGCCGCTTCGTTTCCCGGCAGAACCGTGCTATGAGGGCGGGATGAATCCTGTTTCTCCCAAGGTTACTGCGGGCCTCGGCGGCGCAGGCGCCACGACGCCCCTCTCGATCGTCATCATCTGGGCGCTGGGCCTCACCGGGCTCACCGTGCCGCCCGAGGTCGCCGGCGCCATCGCCGCACTGATCGCGACGCTGGGCTCGGGCCTTGCAGGCTATACCGTGCATGACCCGTCGAGGGCAGCCGTGCCCGATCCGGAGCCGCCGCCCCCGGCCTTCACACCGGCGAGGAAGCCATGAGGCCCCTATATATAATGTGTGTACTGCTGCTCGCGGGCTGCGCGGTCCAGCCGCAGCCGGGCGATCCGGCGGTGACGGCGCGCATCGTCGGAGCCTGCGTCGATTCGGGCCTCTTCAAGATCGCGGACGGGCTCGTTGCAGCAGCCGTCCCGGCGGCAAGCCTGTCGATCGCCGTGGTCAACGCGGGCGTCGACCGGGTGTGCGCCAACCCCGCGGCGTTCTCCGCCGACCTCTCGACCGCCGAGTGGGTCGCCAAGAATCTCGCCGCGAAGCTGTGAACAGCGCCGATTTTCTGAACGCCATCAAGGCTGAGCCATCTGTTCGGCTCGTTCACATGGCAAAGTTGGTTTCCCGGAAAGGGGATGTGTCCCCGTTATGTGCCCGACAGCCAAAATCGATTAACATGAAGAAGGCCACGTGGACGCTGCGGCCTGAAGCGGTCACATGTCCGAAATGTAAGAGACTTCTTTGATCAAACTGCCGATCCCGCCCGAGTTCCGCGCGGCGAGGAAGGCGGGCGACAAGGCCGCGCTCGCCGATTTTGCCCTCGAATCCGTCCGCCGGCTCCACGATGACCGCTGGTTTGCCCACGCTCATCTGTTTGCTCATCGCCACCCGGACGCCTCGGCGCGAGCGCACCGGGAGATGGTCGCCGCGATCAACCGTCCGATCCCGCGCCTCTCGATCGAGGGCTTCCGCGGCATAGGGAAAACTACGTATACCGAGGAAACCGCGCTCCTGAAGGCTGTTTTCCGAGAGTTCCACAACCTCGTTATCATCGGCCCCTCGTTCGCGCGCGCCTGCGACCGCGTGACAGCGATCCGCAACGAGATCGACACCAATCCCTACTTTGCCGAGGACGGGCTTTTCGGCAAGCTGAAGGGCGAAACCTGGGCGGACGGCAAGATCGTGCTCGGCTCCGACATTATGATCCAGGCCCTCGGGCGCGAGCAGTCGATTACCGGGCTCAAGTTTCTCCAATGGCGCCCGGATGCCTTCATCATCGACGACATCGAGGACCCCGAGGAGGAGCGCACCGACGCCGAGCGCGAGAAGACCTGGCGCTGGCTGAAGCAGACGTTCCAGCCCTGCCTCGACGATGCGCTCCTGACCTGGGGCCGCTTCCTCGGTACCCGCCGCGGCAAGAACAGCCTCCCCGAACGGCTCGAAAACGACCGGATGCCAGTCGTAAAGTTCCCGATCGAGAGCGTCGGCGAGAACGGCGAGCGCACCGCAACGTGGCCGGCAAAGTTTCCACTCGATAAGATCGATACGCTGCGGGAGGACTACCGGGGTGACCTCAACCTCTACGAGCAGGAGTTTATGTGCCGCGCCTCCTCGGACGCGGCCCGCGTGTTCAAGCGTGAGATGTTCAAATACGAGGAGCGCATCCGCACCTGGGAGGCAGTCTATGGAATGGTCGACCCCGCCCGCACCAGCCACGGCAACGCCGCAGCCACCGGCTACGCCATCTGGTCCTGGGTCAAGAACCGGCTTGTCGTATGGGCCTGCGATGCTCTCTTTCTCGCCCCGGATGAGATCGTGGCTTTGGCTTTCGACCTTTGCGAACGATACGATCTCGTCCAGTTGGGAGTGGAGAGGGACGGTTTGGAGCAATTCCTGCTCCAACCCTTGCGACACGAGCAGGTAAAGCGCGGGGTCATGCTGCCGCTGAAGCCGATCGCGGCGATCAGCGGGACGCAGGGCCGCGGCCAGACCCGCTTCATCGAGGGGTTGCAGCCCTATTTCCAGGCCCGGGAGGTGATCTTTGCCCAACCTTTCCCTGCCCTTGAGGCTCAATTGCTCAGTTTCCCGCACGGCATTCGCGACGCGGCAAATGCGCTTGCATATGCGCCGACGCTGCGCCCAGCCCAGCCCATCTACGACGGCTTCGATCCCGTCAGCCACGTCGTCGAAGGCGTCGACATCGCCGCCGGCCAGCCCATCGCCCTCGCCGCCAACGCCACCGGAGGACTGACCTGTGCTGTCTTGGTTCAGGCGTTTGAAGGCACGCTGCGCATTCTCGCCGATTGGGTCTACGAGGGAAGCCCGGCCGAGCGTGTTGTCGACATCGCACAGGCCGCTGCCCAGGTCGTCGATTCGAGCCGCTTTGTCGCGGTGCCCGTTCCGCGCCCCTGGGACGAGATGCTGAAGGTGCCGCTGCCCGATCGTATGATAGCGCGGCCCAACTGTCCCACCTGGATCGTCCCGCAACTCCATTCCGACCGGCACATGAATGTCGGACTGATGCAGGCGGTGCGCGCGATCCCGAACGAGGTCCGGGTCGGCGGCACCGAAGTCGACGGCACTCTTTATATAAGGGACGCGCTCGCGCGCACGGTGCGCGGGATGCCGGTGGTCGAGGTCAGCCCCGCCGCCAAGTGGACGCTGCGGGCGCTCGCCGGCGGCTACACCCGCGGCATGATCCGAGGCCGCCTGCAGGACAGCGCCGAGGAAGGCCCGTATCGCGTGCTGATGGAGGGCATCGAAGCGTTCTGCGGCTCGATCCGCTTCGCCGCGGTGGACAACGATGAGGATACCGCGCAAAACTACCGCGTCGATGAGCGAAGCGGACGGCGCTATGCCTCCGCCATGCCAATGAGGGCACGATGATCCCAGAAGTTCAGCGCGAAATTTTCAAGGCAAGCGACCTGGTTGCGGTTCGGCGGGATCTGCCGTCCGATGACCCGCCGCTTGATATCGGTGACTGGTGCAGACTTACCAGCGGTTCTGCGTGCTTGCTTATTATTGAGGCCAGCAAGGAACGGGTAACGGTTTCCTATCGAGACGAACTGTATACGTTACCTCGCGCCTGTGTCCGCCGGGCTGGTCCCAGGGCACGGTGAATGAGGAAAATCGTCGTCGTGGTGGCCGATCTAGGTAAAAGCCACTACTCGCACCGCCGCCGCCACAGGCGTATATGTGTCTGGCTCAGGGTCGGCAATGTCGCCGTCGAACTGATACCGAACGGAGTTATCCACATGGACTTCACCCTTGACGTTGGCAAAGCCGAAAACCTCTCGATCGAGGTGCTCGACCAGAACGGCCAGCCGATCGCGAACCCGGTCTTCGATGCGCCGCCCGCATGGTCGCAGGCCGATGCCACGATCGGCGATCTGGCCGCATCGCAGGACGGACTCACTGCCGTCGAAACCGGGCTCAAGGCCGGGGTCGATACGGTCCAGGTCGACGCCGTTATCGGCGGGACCACGTTCACTGCGACGGCTCGGGCCACGATCAACGCGGTCGTGCCGGCGCAGACCCCGACCAGCATCAACATCGTCGCCACCCCGGCGTAAGGAGAACAGCATGGAGACAATGACCCCGGCGAAGGTCGCCGCAGCCAAGGCACAGGCGGCGCTCGACGAAGCTCCGCCGGTCGCCGATCCCGTTCACTCGATGCTCGGCTCGATGCTCGTCGCAATGCAGGTGCTGGCGGACCTGGTGCCCGGCTCGCACCTCTTCGTCAAGCAGCACCTCGATCCGCTGAAAGCCGCGCTCGCCGCGATGACGGCGCTGCCCAAGTAGCATGTCCGACGCAGGGCTTGTGCTTGAGCCGGAACCCGCTACGGCGCCGGACGGCTCGGGCGACGGTGGGGAGGAGCGCGCCGCGCCCACGCGCGACCGCGACCTCCTTGCCGGGCGCAACCAAAAACTCCGCGACAAGCTCGACGAAGTGTTCAACCACGTCCTGCGCGCGTTCGAGGACCAGAACGAACGCTCGGCCGATATCGACGATTATTGGGACTGCTACAACTGCCAGGCGAACGGCAACCAGTATTACAACGGCATCGCGAACATCTTTTTCCCGATCATACACGATGCCGTCAACGCCATCGTCACCCGGTTTTCCAATCAGATGTGCCCGCAATCTGGGCGATACCTGGAGATCGTTGCCGCAGACGGTACGCAGCCGCAACCGCTGATCGGCCTCCTCGAACACTATCTGCGCGACGCCCGATTCGAGACGCAGGTCTTGAAGCCCCTCATTCGTCTCGCGATCGTCGAGGGCCAATACAACCTCTACGTCGATTGGGCTGAGCTCGAACGCGAGATTGTTTCACGTGAAACACATGGTCCCCGGGTCGAGGTCGCGGGGCAGCAGATGGAGGCCCCAGGAGAAGACATCGAGGACATGGGCGAGCCTGAGCTGATCCGCGAGGGCCGGCCAGTCTTTGACGTGCTGCACGATAGCGATGTCGTGGTGTGGCCGGCCAATGTCGACTCGCTGGAGGAGGCGTTCGCGATCGGCGGAGGCGTCGCCATCGTCCGTCATTGGACCAAGGCCAAGATCGACCAGATGGTCGAGCAGGGATGCATCCGGCGCCCCGAGGGCAAAGCGCTCAAAGAGTCGATGGACAAGGTATCCAAGGATCAGCCCAACGTCGAGAAGCACCTCGCCGAGGCGGTCGGCATTCATCCCAAAGGCGTCGGTGCAACGGTTTGGGAAGTGTGGCTGACCCTGCCTCTCGACAAGAACGGTGGCTACAGCGAGGATGGCAACCATCGGCTCTGCCGGGTCTTTCTTGGCCCGAACCGGGCGCAGCTTGGGGCCAAGCGTAACCCCTACTGGAACGACCGTTGCCCGCTCCTCTCGGTTCCGATCGAGAAAACCCCGGGCGTCTTCAAGGGAAAGTCGCTCATCAGCTATGTCGACAGCCTGCAATACGAGGCCAACGATGCGATCAACGAAGGTGCTGACGCTGCGACCCTCTCGGCGGCGCCCATCGTTTTACGAGACCCGGAGAAGTCAAACGGGCCGCTGGTGTTCGGTGTGGGTGCCATCTGGGACGGTGGCAAGGACGCAATATCTCTTCTCACATTTCCCGATCTTACGCCGCGGGCGCAGACCCGCGTACAGATGGCTTTGGCAGCGATCTTCCAATCGCTAGGCGTCAACCCGTCGATGCTGCCGCAGCAGACCCGCGCCGGGAAGCCAAATCAGGCGATGGTAGCGCAGGAGCAGCAGGTCGACCTCCTGACGACGGCCGAGGGGGTCAAGGTGCCGGTCGAGGGCATCCTGACGCCGATGCTCGGGCTCATCGTCGATTACGATTACCAGTTCCGCGACACCGATTTGACGATCCGCCAGTTTGGCGAGATGGGGGTGCGGGCCCGGCTCGAACAGGTGCCGCCGTTGCAGAACCGCAACGGCTACACGTTCCTCTGGCGCGGCGCCGAGCAGGTCAAGATGGCGGGGATGATGGCGCAGGCCGGTACCGCATGGATGGCCGCGCTGATGCAGCCGGCGATGCAGGCCGCTCTCGCCAAGGCCGGGTACGAGTTCGACCCGGCTCCGCTCGTCATCATGCAGAACCAGAACCTCTTCGGAGCCTATCTCGGCAATCAGGTGCTCATCAATCAGCGCGAGATGCTGACGATGGACCCGGAGATGGAGAACCAGATCCTCAACAGCGGGCAGCATCTGCACGTCCACCCGCTCGACCAGGACATCCCGCACCTGAAAAGCCACATGGCCGACAAGCAGATGAACGGCGATCCGTTCGGCACGGTCGGCGAGCATATCGCGGCGCATATCCAGTCGATGCAGATGAAGAACATGGCGGCGATGCAGGCTGCCCAGGCGAGGACCGGAGGCGGTGCGCCGGCGCAAGGTCAGGGATCGCGCGGGCCGCAACCGGGCGCGCTGCCCGCGGGGCCGCACGCGCCGCCGCGCCCACCGGGCCTGCCGCATCCCGACCAGAATGCGCAGACCGGAATCGTGGCTATGCCGAGGAGGCAATGATGGTTACGATCAGTCGGGTTACAGAGTTCGTGCATCGGTATATTGACCTAAATGGTTGCGCCCCACCCTTTATCGAGTTGTCAGAAAAAGAACTTGACGATCTGATGCGGGAGGCTGGGGGCACTTTTTGTTTCGCCGAGCCGGGCGATTCGCACCCGAAGCGTATTAATCGAATCATGGATATGCCGGTCCGGTTGATACCGGAATAGCGTGTCGTACTTGACAACGCACCAGATATAGCGGCATAGCCAATATACGAGCGGGCGATCGCAGTCCGCAACGAGCGGGGGAACGCACCCCGAGGAGAGAGAATGGCACGCTCACGCGGCGAGGTCGCCGATCCTGTTGACGTACCCGAGGAGGAAGTCCTTGGCCCGGAAGATGCCCCGATCGTCGAAGATGAAGTCCCTCAAGTCGATGCCGATGGCAATGCCATCGAACCTGAAGTCGATGAAAACGGAGACCCGATCGAGCCGACGGAAGTCCAAGATGAAGTAGTTGACGATCTCCCGCCGCCGAGGCGCTCGGGTGGTGGCTCTGAGGTCATCAGAGCCCAGCGACGGGCAAGGCAGGAGGCGGAGGAAAGGGCGGCCCGCCTGGAGCGGGAGTTGGCCGAGGCGCGCGGCTTCCAACAGGGAATGCAGGCGCGACAGGTCGACCCCCAGGCGGCGGCAAGGGCGGAGCAGGAGTTCTATGCGTCGTTGGAGTTGATGCCTCCGGCGCAGGCGTATCAGACGCTGATGCGGCAGGGGCAAAGTGTTATCGAAGCGAGGTTGCAGCAGGCCGAGTTCAGGGCGAACGACAGGATAGACAAGCGGGATTATGACGCAGCGGCACGTACAGATCCGGTGGCTCGGCAATATCAAGCTCAGGTCGAGCAGATATTGGCCGATGAGCGTCGCATGGGCCGCAATCCTGAACGCGAGACCATTCTTGACGTTCTTGTTGGACGCGAGACGCGAGCAAAGGCTCGGGCGGCCGCCCCAGGTCAGGTACGCAACGGTCAGCGCCGCATCAATCAGCAGCGGACGCAGCCGACCGGAGCGCGCAGCAACGTGTCGCCGGGAGGGCGCAGGCCCGCGCCCGGCAGTCGAGAAGCCGATGAGGCTGCGCTGGCCGATGCGGCAGCCCGAGGACTCAATCTCTGGGATTTGTAGCGGGAGGCCGCCGCGCCCCCGCATAAGGGAGGCGTGAGGCATGGCCCAAGGTTCGACCCCAAATCAAAGCAATCAGTATGCCGGCATTACGACCCGGTTCATCGCCCGAGAGGCGATGGAGCAGACCCAGCGGTATCTCGTCCTCTATCAGTTCTCCGACAAGAAGACGATCCCGCACGGCCGCGGCGTTCAGTGGGAGGCGTTTCGCTGGAACTACATGAACCTGCCGCGGTTCCCGACCGCGGAAGGCGTGCCGCCCAATCCGAACAGCCTCGATTTCACCCAAGTCACCGGCACCGCCGTTCAGTGGGCGGGGCGCTGGGTCGGCACCGATGTCGCGACGATCACGACCCAGCAGGATCTGATGCGTGCGGCCGGGAAGCAACTCGGGATGCAACTCGCGCAGTTGAAGGAGCGCAACGGCTTCGTCAACATGAATGCCGGAACGCAGATCAACTACGCGAATGCGGTGGGATCGCGCGCCAGCCTCGCGGCAACCGACATCCTCAACCCGACCGATGTCAACCGGACCTACGCCAACCTATCGAACCTCGGCGCGCAGAAATGGAACGGGCAGACCGGCGAGACCGTCGAGCGTTCGATCGACTACACCGCGCGCAATTCCGAGAAGACGATCAAGGGCGTCGAGCACTATGTCGCCGTCGCTTCGATCTTCCCGCTGGAGGATTTGCGCAACAACCCGACCGTCGTCAACGCCTGGAGCCGGTCGGACATCGACCGCCTCTACATCAACCAGATGGGCTATTGGGGCGGGATCACGTTCTGCGAAACCAACATGGCCCCGAATTGGCTCGGCACCGATGCCCCGACCGGGGTGAACGCCATCGGGAACCTGACCACCGGCACCTATACCATCGTCGTCACCGGCTGGGACGATGCGAAATTCTACGAGAGCCGGATTTCGCAACTCTCCGCCGACATCTCGGTCACGACCGGCGGCATCCAGGTCACGATGCCCTCGACCACAGGCTTCACTTACGCGGTCTATGTCGGTGTCGGTTCGGGTGCCCTGCCTTCGCAATTGGGCCTCACCACCTCCGGCCCGACCGGGGGTTCGTTCGCGGGCCAGGCGATCGAGATCCCGCCCGGGACCGTCGTAACGATCACCGGCCTCGGCGCCCAGATGATCCCGCCGGCCGCGCCAACCAGCGGCGTCACCGTCTACCCCGTGTATATCTTCGGGCGCGAGGCCTTCGCCTGCCTGAAGCTGGAAGGCGTCCAGTGGTTGCGCCCGAGCGGGGCCGATAAGGCGGACCAACTCGACCAGTTAAGAGTTATCGGGTACAAATTCATGGAGGGGTGGACGATCCTCGACCAGCGCAAGATGGCCCGGATCGAGTGCTCGGCCAGCAACACCGGCGCGTTCGGCTAAGGAGGCCGTCACATGAGCCAAGTCAGAATCGAAGTCGAGGTTCGCATCATGCAGGTCGGGGCCGGCACCGGCACCGTCCTCATGGGCCAGCCGCAGGCCAACAACCCCGG